CTAAGTGATTCAGAGATTGAACAGATTTACTACGATCTTGTAAAGATTCACAGAGGCGCGCCCATGCCTTGGGGACAAATTAACTTTGGCAAGGTGCTGCAAGCCGCTATCAGGGAGAAGAACAATGCCACTTAAACCCCACCCCACCGACCCGGACAAGATGGTCTACGTCAGCAACCAGTACAACCTGCCGGACACCCCAACTGCAAAGGCTTACCTAGCTAAAGTCTTAGATGACGATGACACACAGGTCTATGCAGCGGACACGGCAATTGTGCAAACACTACTGCCCAAGCTGTACTCAATCATTGACCGCTTGCTAGACGGGCAGGACAAAGCGTTGGTTAACGAAGCCCGAAGGGTGCTGCCAAAAACATACAAGAACTCATTTCAGAAAGGAAAGAACACATGACCGATGAGTATGCCAAGTGGATAGAGGATATTAACGCCAGCGTAGCAAGAATTAATCAAGTTATACGCACATCAGGCGGTAACGGATTATGGGATATGCGTACTTTTAAAGAGATGGTTACTGTTTTAAACGGCCCACCAGTACTTGCATGGCCTTTAGAGTTAAGGAGAAGAACGCATGACCTATGAAGAATTTTTAAAATTTGTACCAGCCAAGTGCATGTACGAAACCATTTACGATGACAGCGATGGCAGACCTATTCTTGTAATTAGGATGCTGGATGCGTATGGCATGGTACACAAAGCACAAAAACTTAATTTTGGGCCACAACCGGGCATGCACTACGGCATGAACCAAAACGATTGGAAAGACATAGTTGCCGCCATATCCAAAGCGCGTGATGGCAGAGGCATATACCTAGCATGCCGCCCTGCTGATGTGTTCCAAGATTGGTTTCTAGCAATGGGCTTATTCAAGCCAAAGGAAAAAACATGAACAAACCATGCGCTATGTGTCCATGTAAACCAACGATACCAAAATTGCATCGCGCTCTTGCAATGCAATTTGTAGATACAGTAAAGGCATCAGGCGGGTTCCCCTGCCATGATAAGCACCCCAAGGCCCACTTGCTAACTGAGGAAGCCCTTGGTAGTGATGGTAAGTACCACACCCTTGACTGCGCTGGGTACGCAGTATGGGGATTAACAAAGGAGAAGAATCCATGATAGCTATAGCGCACTCCCTTGCGGATTCAGTCCGTAAATTTTTATCTAAACTGTTTAATCGGTTCCGCCCCCCTGCTGTAATTCCGCAAGTCCCGAAAACAGAAACGCCGCGCAAACAACGCACATACAACAGGGAGAAAACAAAAACGTTTTCCGAATTGCTGGACAATCTTGAATACACGTTTAATTCTGTAAAGCTACCGACAATGAAAGAGTCATGGCTTGAGCGGGACTCCATTGTTGGTTTGAAGAAGCTTGGTATTCATGTGCCAAACCCTTGGAATTTACACGCAAACAGTAAGGACGTAACGGTAGATGTAACAAAACCGCTTCCTGCCATCATGTGCATTTCTACCGCTACGGTAGACACCGTTAACACCAAAAAGTATATGTACCCAAAGATAATTTTTGCGGTTAAGCTAAAAAAACTTCCGTGGCAAGTAGCGCGCAAAACAGGCGCACCCTATCAATTTGGAATGGCGTTTGATATAGAAGAAAAACTTTTCTGGATGCACATGTACATAACTGTAAATAGATCAACAGGGGAAATACAGTTTTGTGACGAGTTAAAAGTTACAGCACATAAAATTAATCGAGAGAAAACTTTTTACAATAAGGCGTGGGGTACTTCATCGTATCTTGAAGATGACTTGAAAACAGTAGAAGAAAGAAAACAAATGACTAAAAATTTCTTTGTTTCTATGCACGATTGGTGGTCGGAACGAGATGCGCGGTGGAATGTTGTTGTTAAAAAGAACTGTGACCGCGTAACTTTTGGGGTTGATAACAGTCAAACTCCGTATTACTTTAAAGACAGAGACAAAAGCATTAAGACAGCAACAGGCCAGACCAAAAAAATTGTGCATTACGTCAAAGAGCATGAAAGAAAAGTTAACGACAAGACAACCGTGGTGAAGGAACACATACGCGGCCTACAAGAGTTTAATTGGGCCAGCTATAACTGCCAAGTTGTGTCACCCAAATTCCAAGCACAAACGTCAGCAACTTTCACAGTGCCCGGTGATGATGATGACTTAGGGTCAAGCAATGTGATCTACCTTAGCAAAGTTGGCAAGATGCTGGCAGACGCAGAGGAAGCCCCGAGATTAAAGGAACGCAATGCATAAGTCAAACCATCACGCCATAAGGATGTCGCTACACAAGTACCCCGATGGCCTGACCATCACTGAGATAGCCGAGCGCATTGAGAAGCCAAGGAATTCTATACACCGTTCGTTGTTGGATATGCCTGATGCATACGTTGATCGCTGGAAGTCTTGCAAAAAACAATGGGCTGCTGTGTGGTGCGTAGTAGTACCGCCTGAGAATTGCCCTAAACCTGTTAAAACTTTAGTTAAAAGAAAGGAGATGAATGGACATACCGAACTTCGAGGCTTGGTCCAATGAGAACCTAGCCAAGTTTGCATCTGATTCATATAAAAGGATGCAAACACAACAAGAGGTCATCATGCAATTGCAAGGTGACTTCAAAGATGCAATGGCGCAACTGCGCCAACTACTGAAGGAAAGAAATGACTGAAAAAATCTTGTTGAGCAAAATCCGCCTTGATGGTGGAACACAACCCCGCAAAGAGCTAGACGAAACCCTGGTCCAGCACTATACCGAAGAGATACTTGAGGGCCAGGAATTCCCGCCAATTGATTTACACTTTGACGGCAAGCACTATTGGCTCTCTGATGGCTTTCATCGTTGGCACGCACACAAGCGCGCAGCGCACAAAGAAATAGCCTCCAACGTCACCAAAGGCACCAAGCGCGATGCTTTTATCGCCTCTTTAAAAGCAAACTCACATCACGGCAAGCCCCGATCTCCCGAAGAGCGCCGTTACGTTGTCCAGCTTGCCCTTGAAGACATTGAGTTAGGAGAACTATCCGATTCACAAGTGGCTCAAATCTGCCAAGTAAGCAATATGACGGTTGGCCGTGTACGCAAAGCATTGGGTCTAAAGAAGGAAACAACTGTAGGCAAAGACGGCAAGCGCCGCAACACTTCAAACATTGGCCGTAAGACAAAGCCGGAGCCTGTTTACGAAGAAGAAGACAAGCTTACAGAGTTGGCCACAGAGATCAGCGCGGTATCTGAAGAGAACACAAAGCTCAAAGATATGCTGGCCATCCGTTCTCTTCCTGTTTCAGAAGACGCACGAGCCGAAGTGCAGGAAACCATTGAGTCGCTGCGAGAGCAGGTAAGAGAGTTAGAGGCTAAACTCAAATCCATGACGCAAAGCAGGGATGAGTTTATGTCTAAGAATGCAGAGATGCTCAAGCAGATAAACTATTGGAAGCGCAGAGCCGAAAAGGCCGCATAACACCGAAGCTGGGCGGTTTCCCAGTAGGAGAAAGCATGATTGAATTAAGACCGCATCAAGCGGATGTAGTGGAGAAGCTCGAACAGGGTTTCGCCCAGCACCGCTGCCAACTGTTGTACGCCCCAACAGGTTTTGGCAAAACAGAAGTAGCCATGCACATCATGGTTCAAGAGGCCAAGAAGGGCATCAAGGTTGCGATGGTGCTAGATAGGATTGTGTTGGTCAACCAAACCAGCACGCGCCTGTCTAAGTACGGCATCAACCACGGCGTGATGCAGTCAGGCCATTGGCGGTATCGTCCCCATGAAAGAATCCAGGTGTGCAGCGCACAGACGCTGGAGCGTAGGGATGACTTTCCCGATGTTGGCCTCCTGATAATTGATGAATGCCATGTCCAGCGTAAACAGGTCATTGACTTTATAAAGTCAAACCCCGAAATCAGGGTAATTGGCCTGACCGCTACGCCATTCACCAACGGTTTAGGCTCTACCTACACCCATGTAGTAGGGGCAAAGCCTACGGGGCAGTTAATAGACGAGAAATGGTTAGTCCCGCTCAAGATATTTATCTCGAAAGAGATTGACATGACCGGCGCTAAGAAAGTGGCCGGCGAATGGTCACAGGATGAGGCCACCCAAAGGGGCATGAAGATTACCGGCGATATAGTTGACGAGTGGATTAACAAGACCAACCAACTGTTCGGCGGTCCTAAAAAGACTGTGGTGTTTGCCTCCGGCGTGGAGCATGGACGCGACCTTGTTAGGCAGTTCAACGAGCGCGGCTACAACTTTGTTTCCATCTCCTACAAGGAGGATGATGACTTCAAAAGGGACACAATAGAGGATTTCAGCGCCCCTGACACGAAAATTCATGGACTAATTGCCACAGACATCCTAACTAGAGGTTTTGACGTACCTGATGTGCTTATCGGAGTGTCTGCTAGGCCGTTTTCCAAGTCTTTTTCTTCCCATGTCCAGCAAATGGGCCGAATCATGCGACCTTGCGATGGGAAAACGCATGGCGTATGGCTAGACCATTCGGGTAACTACCTACGTTTCAGGAAAGAATGGGATGAATTGTTTGAAGAAGGCGTAACAGAGTTAAACGATGGCGCCGAGTCAGCCAAGAAAGAGCCTACCGAGAAGAAGAAAAGTGAGTCAAAGTGCGGCGGCTGCGGTGCGCTTTGGATATGGCCGGACAGGGTTTGCGGGGAATGCGGCTGGACGCGCCCTATGAAAGAGGTACTAAACGTCCCAGGCCAGATGTTTGAATTGGAGATGGGGCAGAAGAATTTTGTGGCCGAGAACCAGAAGTTTTATTCTGAGCTTTTGTACTATGGCCGTATGCGCGGATACAAAGATGGCTGGGCTGCATACAAATACAAAGAAAAGTATGGAGCATTTCCTCGTGGACTTGGAGTAGAGGTAAAGTCACCCAGCTTTAAAACTCTCCAATGGATCAGAAGCCGAATTATTGCTTCAGCAAAGGCCAGAGCATGACGTTTGAAGACTTTGCAAGACTACATGGCCTCATGCTCGACCATGTAATTGAGGGCCGGTGGGTAAGAGTGCCAACCGAGGACCACCCCCGAAAGAAGAACGGCGCGTACATCTTTGATGGCAGAAGTGGCCTCATACAAAACCATGCGGTCCACGAATCCCCCATCAGATATGTGCCAAGCGAGCCGTTTGTGCCTGACCCTAATGCCGCAGCCAAGCGCCAAAAGCAGCGCGAGGACAGGGTGAAGCAACAAGCCGAGGCAGCTAAAAAGGCATCATTCATCTTTAACAATGTTAGAGTGGAGCAGCACCCTTACCTAGTTCGCAAGGGGTTTACCGAG